TTTGGGATGAGACTGATACTAGTGGTCAAGGTGCTTTAACTATTGGCTCAGAAGTAACACTAAATGTTTATCCTGAAGGAGATACATCAGGTGATACTTATTATACTGGTTCAGCTATTGTTACTGGCGTTTCAAGAAGTGCATCATTTGATGGATTGATTGAAGCTAGTATTTCAGTGCAGGGCAATGGTGCTTTAACATCAACAACAGTATAAGACTATGAAACTTATAGAAAAGGCTAAAGCTCATTTTGACTCATTAGATGTCAAAGAGATTGAGATACCTGAATGGAGTGATGGAGATGAGGTTCTTAAAGTATATGCGAAGCCATTAACGCTAGCAGAAATGTCTAAATTGCAAAGATATGCAAAAGATGATGATGTAGCATTGATGGCTTATTGCTTAATATACAAAGCCTTAGATTCTGATGGTGAAAAAGTATTTGACCTATCAGATAAACATACACTTATGAATGGTGTAGATAAAGATGTGCTTGCAAGAGTTGCAACTGAAATCATGTCATCACCAAGTGTAGAAGAACAAGCAAAAAAGTAGCTGGGGATAAGGACTTATTTGCTAAATATTATCTAGCTGAAATGTTGCATTGCACACTTCAGGAACTAGAAGAAAAGATGACCTTATCCGAGTTTACAGGATGGTTAGCATACTTAGAGGAAAAGAATAGGCAGATAAAAAATGGCAACTGATTATAAATTAAGAATTAAAGCTCAAGACCAAACTAAAAAGGGTTTTAATTCAGTTAATAGAAACATTAACTCAACGCAACAGTCTATGAAAAAATTAGCTGGTGCTTTTGCTGGTGTTTTTGCTGTTAGACAAATTGTCATGTTTGGTCAGGAAACTTTAGCTCTTGCTGATAATATTGGTAAAGTAGCTGACTCAATAGGCGTATCAACCAAATTCTTACAACAATATCAATTTGCTGCTCAACAATCAGGACTAACCACTGAAGAGTTTAATAAGGGTATGCAGAACTTTACCAAGATGGTAGGTCAGGCACAACTAAGAACTTCTGAAGCTGGCAGAACATTAGAAAAACTTGGAATACAAGTAAAAAGAGCCGATGGTTCAGTTAGGGGTGCAGAAGAAGTATTTGTTGAACTAATGACTGCTCTTGATGGTGTTGGTAGTCAATTTGAGAAAAACGCTATCTTAGCTGACCTTATGGGTAGAGCAGGTGTAAAACTTGCTGTTATGGGTAAAGATGGTGCAGAAGCTATGAAAGAACTAGCTGCTTCTGCTACTGGAGTTATACCTGAAGATTCTATAAGACAGGCTGAAATATTTAATGACACAATGAACGAGCTTAAAAGAGCCACATTGCTACCATTACAAAAAGCATTTGTTGCTGTTTCAACAACGGTTTTAGAGTTTTTAGATTTATTAGGTATTGTTGATAGAAAAAAAACATTAACAGAATTACAGGGTGAATTAGACCGAGTTAATATTTTATTAAAAGAAATAGAAGAGACTGGTGGTTTTGAAACCAGTTTTAAATTTCAAGAATATACGCCTGAACAAATAGCACAAAATAAACAAAGACAAAAAGATTTAGTAGAACAAATTGAATTAATAAAAAAATCTAAGTCTGCACAATTAGAATTAACAGGTCTTACTGAGACCGCTTTTAAGTCAACAACATTTAATGATTCTATAAAAAGCAATATAACAGTAGTTAAAGATTTTGCAGATACAGTTGAGGGTCAATTAACAAATGCATTTACAAATTTCTTTGACCTAACAAGTAAACAATTTGGAGACTTTAAAGATTTAGCTACTTCAATTGCTAGAGCAGTAATTAATGAATTAATACAGGTATTTATAGTACAAAAATTAGTAGGCATGGTTAAAGGCACTATTGGTGATATACAAAGTGGTATTGAGTACAACAAATTAACTGATGGTGATACTTTATTTGATAGTTTTTCAGGTGGTGGATATACAGGGCAAGGAATAAGAGCAGGTGGAATGGATGGCAAGGGTGGTTTCATGGCTATGGTTCATCCTAACGAAACAGTTATTGACCATACAAAAGGACAAGGCATGCCAGCAGCACCTACAGTCAACTTCAATATATCAACAGTAGATGCTGCTGGATTTGACCAGTTACTAGCATCAAGAAAAGGATTAATAACATCAATCATAAACAATGCCATGAATAATCAAGGCAAAATGGGAGTTGTATAATGTCAGGACAATTTCCAACATCTCCTAATTTTAGAAGTTTAAATTTTAAAGATAATAGACCTACATTAATTAATCAGACTTTATCAGGTAGAAAACAAGTCAGACAAATAGGTAGTCAATATTTTTCTTTTACAGTTGCAATGCCACCTTTACAACAAGAAAAGGCTCAAGAAGTATTTGCATTTTTACAAAAACAAAAAGGTTCTTTTGAGGACTTTACTATAGTTGCACCACTAGATAACTTAGGTGCAGGCAAGTCAGAAACAGATATCCAAGTAGTTGGAGCACATACATCAGGAGATGCTTCTATAGCCTTAGATGGCTTTACAGCTAATCAAACAGGTGCTTTAAAGGCTGGAGATTTAATCAAGTTTGCTAATCATAGTAAAGTTTACATGGTTCAATCAGATATTGATTCTGATGGTAGTGGAGCATTAACAGTTCTTATATCACCTAATCTAGTAGCATCTCTAGCAGATAATGAAGCTGTTACTGTAAATAAACCTAGTTTCACTGTTTATCTTGAAAATAATGAGATTATGTATTCAACAGATGCTAGTGGTTTTTATAGTATTTCATTTGATGTTAGAGAGGTTATAACCTAATGCCTAGAAGTTTATCATCTGATTTACAAACTCAAGTATCATCAACAGCAACTAAAACAGCTTTTCTAGTTGAACTCAACTTATCATCTACTATCAGGCTGACTGATTGGTATTCTAATGTAACTTATGATTCTAATAGCTATGAAGCTGGTGGTTCTTTTTTATCTATAGATTCAACAACTGAAACTGGACAACTACAAGTTAACGAAATTAATTTAGGATTTTCTAATATTACTGACCAAGTTAGGTCATTGGTTCAAGATGGTGCTTTTACAGATAAAACAGTTGACATATATTTAGCATACTTTAATGCAGATGAAACTATTGTAGGTGCAATAAATTACTTTACAGGTCAGATAAGAAATGTAGTTATTGCAGAAACTTTAGAAAGCTCAACATTGAATATGACAGTTGCATCACATTGGGCAAACTGGAATTTAACTATGGGCAGACATTATTCAGATGAATCACAACAATCTTTTAGTACAGGTGATAAAGGAATGGAATTTGCTACTCAAGTCAAAGAAGATGTAAGGTGGGGGATGTAATGTTTGAATTTTTTGCAGCTATTGGTGAGTGGTACGCTAAAACAAAATGGATTCAAAATGTTGTAACTGCTGTTCAAATAATTACTGCTGTTATGGGAGTAAAAGGATTTTTGCAAGCAAAAAATATGCTTGGCAAAGGTCAAGATATATTAGCTAATAAAACATCTGCTGGTGGAAAGATACCTGTTATCTATGGAACTAGAAGGGTTGGTGCTCAGATTATCTATATGGATGTATCAGGGAATGACTCAAGAGATTTATATGTTGTCTATGCTTTATCAGTTGGTGAATGTGATGAAATACTAGGTAGGACTATTGAGCTAGATGGTAATCCTTTAACTGATTCAGCAAGATTTAGAGATGGTGGTTATATAGGTTCAGATAAAATATCTTCAGGTTCAGGTTCATTAAATACAGTTTCACAAAATGGTACTGGTATTGATGCTGGTGCTGGTCAATTTGGTACAAGTCCTACATCTAAATATAGATATGTTATGAATCTACATCATGGAGCTGCATCACAGACAGCAGACCCAATGCTTGTTGCTTCTATGCCTAACTGGACTTCTGCTCATAAGCTAAATGGTGTTTGTTATATAGCTGCTCATTATGGCTATGATAAAGAGGGTATATGGTCAGGAGTGCCACAACTAACAGTTCAGGTTAGGGGTAAGAAGGTTTATGACCCAAGAGATTCAGGTCAAACATTCGGAACTCCATCCACTTATGAATTTTCTGATAATCCAGCTTTATGTTTCTTAGATTACATTACTAACAATGAATATGGAAAAGGTTTAACAGCATCACAAATTAATATGACTACATTTAGCTCTGCTGCTAATGTTTGTGATACAGAGGTTGACCAGCCTTATTTTAATGGTTCAGCACAATCACTTACTTGGAGTGCAAATAGTGGTGATAACTTCTTTACCATTGCAGGAGTAAATCCTAATGATGTTTGGTGGCAAAACAAAATAGGTGAGTTATTAGATTTATTTGATGCTAATGGTAATGGTGTTATAGATGGTGATGAAATTATTGATGTGCAAAGAAATCAATTCTTTGATTCTAATGAAGAATATATTATTTATATAAATAGCACTTTTAGTAGCACCTATTCTTCTCAAACTGGCTCTTCATTATTAAAAGTTAAAAGATTTCACTGCAATGGTTATTTAGATACAAATAAAAATGTAATGGAAAATGCTAAAGAGCTTCTTGCTAATATGAGAGGTATTTTTCTTTATATTAATGGTCAGTATGAATTATCAATAGAAGATACAGGCACTTCATCATTTAGCATTAATGATAATCATATAATCTCTGATGCTGGTATATCAGTTGACTATGGCAACAAAGATAAAAAAGCAAATAAAGTTATTGTTGAGTTCTTCAATGCTAATAAAAAATATGAATTAGATACAGCTACAGTTTTACATGATGCAAATCCTGAATATTATTCAGATGATGGTGATGAGATATTAGAAATTAAAGCTGAGTTCCCTTATATAAGCGACCCTTACATAGCTTATAACATGGGTAAGGCAATCTTAACTAGAAGTAGAAATCAGACCACTATGCAGTTCTTAGGAACTCCTGAGATGTATAAACTTAATGTAGGAGACATAGTAGATTTAACTTATGCAGGTTTAGGATTCTCAGGTAAAGTTTGTAGAGTTGAAGCATTAGAATTACAGTCAAGCGGTTTAGTTGCAGTCAGCCTAATAGAATACTTTGATGTTTATACATGGGAAGTACCACCTCAAGAACCAGTAGAAGAACTAGCTAACTTACCTTCCGCTTATGCAGTAAAAGCTCCAACAGGATTATCATTTACTGATACTGATTCTAGTTCTACAGGTAGACCATTCTTATCTTGGAATGAGCCAACAGATTTTCCTGATTATCAATATAGAGTTAATGTTGTAGATAGTTCTAGCAATCAAGTTCTGAATAGAATAGTAGATGTAGAAAATTGTGATTTAAACTTTTTACCAGTTGATGCTAACTATGTTGCAAGTGTTAGCTCATTAAATACTTTGGGTTCAGAATCATCTCCAGCTACTTTAACTTTTACTATTGGTGATGCTCCTACAGGAACAACTGATATTCAAGATGATGCTATTGTTACAAATAAAGTTAATGATTTGGCAATCACTACAGGTAAAATTGCAGACTTAGCTATAACCAATGCAAAGATAGCTAATGCAATTATTGATACAGCAAAAATTGCTGATGCTAGTATTACAACTGCAAAGATAGCAAATTTAGCTGTTACTGATGCAAAGATTAATTCATTAACAGCAGATAAAATTACAGCAGGAACTATAGATGCTTCAGTAATTACTGTAAATAATTTAGATGCAGATAATATTAGTACAGGTACTTTAAGTGCTGATAATATTCAAATAGATAATGTCACTTTAGATACTGATGGCAGTGGTAATCTAATTATTAAATCAGGTGGTGTAGATACAGGTCAAATAGCAAATGGTGCTATTACAACAGTTTTAATAAATGATGATGCTATTAGTACGGCTAAGATTATTGATGATGCTGTAACTAATGCTTTAATAGCAACTGATGCTGTCAATCAAGATAGTATTGCAGCTAATTCAGTCACAGCTTTAGAAATAGTAGCTAATACTATAACTGCATCAGAAATATCAGCAAGTACAATAACAGCAGCACAAATAGCAAGTAATACTATCACAGCAGGAGAAATAGCAACAGGAACTTTAACTTCTGCTTCAGGTGTATTTGGAACTATATCTGCAAACGATATAACCACTGGCACCTTAAATGCATCAAATGTAACTGTTTCTAATTTAAATGCAGACAATATAACAACTGGTAGTTTAAATGCAGATTTATTACAAATAGATGATGTAACTATTGATACTGATGGTAGTGGTAATCTAATTATCAAATCAGGTGGAGTAGATACAACTCAGATAGCAAACAATGCTGTTACCGATGCAAAAGTTTCCAATCTTAGTGCTAATAGTATTACAACAGGAACATTAGATTCAGGTCTTATTAATGTTGGCACTTTAAATGTAGAACATTTTGGTGATGTTTCTGCTGATATAAAAAGTCATTTAGCTACTGAAACCTTTGTGCCTTTAGAAGTATTTG